AGAGGGCAGCTTGCGAGTTTTAGCCTCGCCCTTGTTCAGCGAGTACTTAACAAACTTGGCAATGCCGTAACGATTCAGAGCGTCAGCCAGAATCTTGTCAAAGTTCGTGGCAACACGCTCAACTTGCGGGTCAGCGCCTTGCGCAACGGCAGCCTCTTCTCGCTTCTCCGCTTCCTGCTTCACTTCCGCAGTGGGAGTCTTCGGGTCAGTGACTGCCTGCTTCGCCTGCTGCTCGACACGCTTGACGGAATCTTCCGTAAAGCCAGACGCCCTCATTCTGGCGGCAGCCTGCTCTACGGTTTCGTTCTGCAGCAGTCCCGCTGCCTTAGCCTTACGATCAGCAATGTAATCCTGCTCTGATCGGATCAGTTGGATTTTCCCAGGCACGACTGGCTTGACTCTGCCGCTAAAGAGCAGATCGCTGTACAGCTGCTTCGAGGCAGCATCCGAAAGTCCCGTGGCTGCCTGAATGTCTTTGACAGAAAGGCTCGGAGTCTTGCCATCTTTGGCAGTGCCAAGTACACCCAGCACTGATTCAAACTGGGATCGGCTGTACTGCCGGCGGAACAAATTCGGGAACTTGATCGTCTCCGGCATAGCGGGAGTGTTGGCAATGCGCGTCATCAAGTAGGTGCGTTGCCCGTTAGACATATCGCCCCAGTTCTCAGTCCCCGTCCAGTACTTGGCGTAGTCTTTGAACGCCTTATCCTTGACGTCGATCTTGAGGTTCTTGTCGTTACCAAGTTTCGTCAGGGCAGATGCCGTGATGGTTCGCTTGTTAGCGAAGTTCGGATCAACCAGCACTTCTCGCTTGATGTACTTGTTCAGCAAATCGTTCTGCTCAGTGATCTGAGCAAAGCTTTGCATCATCTCGTCGAAGTCCTTCGGGCCAAGTAACTTCTTGGCTTCCTCTGGCGAGTAGAAGTCCTTCATGCCGACTCGCTTTTCCTTTGGCAGGAAAGCGGAGATAACCGACTTCTGAACCAGTCGGTTCTTCGGTGATCGCAGTGATGCTGCCAGACGATAAGCAGGATTGTTATCGATCAGGCCAGTAAAGCGCAGCACATTGGCTGCCGAGATGGCAGCGTTCTGGTTGTTGATTTCAGCCAAGTCCACAAACGCATCGTTGACGGAGGCGTACTGCTTGTCCGTCACGGGTGATGCAGTCATGACATCGACAAGGCCGAATGTACCATCGCCTAACGACTGCACTTTGATGAAGCTATCTTCATTCGGCGTTGCGATACGTCCGCCTTGAATGGCAGAGAGGATTCTGGCCGGCTCAATAGCCGGGATGTTTCCATCCTTGGAGACGCTCAGAGCCTTGCGTACAGCGCCAAACGCCACACCCTCTGCCACTTCCTTGGAGGGTTTGGCAATGCCAAGATCGCCAGCTGCTGCTATGGCAACGGCATCCTCTACGCTTCGGCCAGCGGCGAGTTCGCCAGTGATGTCGTAATAGCCATCGCCTTCCGGGCTATAGGCCATCGTCGAAACGCCGCCCTTGCCGTCAGGCGATGAGAATACCGTGACGCGAGTGAAGCGATCTGGATTGCCAGCTAGCGATACCGTGTAGATGCCCTCGTTAGTAGGGGCAGCAGGAATGGCGCTAGGCGGCGGCAGCATCAATACGCTGGGGGCTGGCTGCCCACGCTTGGCCGCATCTTCTTCACGCTGCTTGCGAAGCTCTTCTGCTTGCGCTGCCGTGAAGCGGTCAATACGCTGACGGCGGAGCTTCTCTTCCTTGTCTCGATAGAGCTTGTTGGCCACTGTGCGGCGGCCACCCATTGCATCGACGATCACATCCGCAATCGCACCGACACCGCCACCCACCATCAGATCGTCCATGAAGGACTCACCGATCTCGATGTCGGCGTCGTAAGCCACATTGCTCACGATGTTCTGGCCGATACCCGCCAAGCCTTCCTGCAAGCCTTCCGCTGCGCCTTGTGTGACTGCGCCTTTCGTCAGGCGCATGATGTCATCAGACACAGAGCCAGCAAGTGGGCTGCGCTTATCTAAGCGAGAGAAGATGTTCAGCAGTGCAGAACCCGTCTCCGGCGTCACCTTGCTGAAGAGCCGATTGATCGGCAGCATTTCAGTGGCGCCGATACCCGCACCACCAATGAGTCCAGCGATCTCCTGCCCGGCAGTAATTTCTTTGCCAAGCTCACGCTCTTGCTGGATGCGCTGCGCTTGCTCACCCGCACCACCAGCCACTGCCAATCCAACGCCTGCCGATCTTGCGGCTACGCCAGTGGCGGAGGCTCCAAGAGCTTTAGCAATGCCGCCCGGCATGGCGTATGTGGCAACAGAACCTAAGCCTGCGCCTAACTTCGAAGCTAAGAAATCCTTATACGGCTCCTCTGGAGCGAGGATGCTTTCGTCTTCTAAGTACTTCTGTGCGGCAGCAAGGTTGGTTTCAAACTCCGTGTCGATACCCGGAGTGACAGCGCCAGCAACGCCCTGCGCTGCTCCAATCAGGGAGCTTGCAAAGCCACGCGGGATTCCCTTGAAGAACTCTGCTGCCCCACCGCCTAATGTTTGATAGGGATCAAGCAGGGAGCCGTATTCATCTGGGAACCGCTGCGCCAAATCCAATCTGAGGCGATACCGATCTTCCTCGGTGAGTTGCTCAGGGAGATCCAACGTGCTGCCATCAGGCAGTCGAAATGATCTTTTATTGGCAGGCACTAATGTGGCCATTCAGAACCCCAATTATCGAGTGTGATTACAGCGCAGATTCTAAGTCAGAAGCAGAGGCGAAGCCCTGTCCCATCAAGGGAAGCGTCGATGTTCCCTTGCCTCGGTAGTACTCCGACTGCGCCTTGAGCAAGTCCTCTCTAGCAGCCAACAAGCTATCGTCGTTTTCCTGCGCTTGCCGCGCAATCGCCAAACGCTCAGCATCGTTCTTGGCTGCCGCCACTCTGGCAGCAGCCTCTTCGCGCAGAGCTTGACGACGCATGTCGATTTCAGTGAGTTTGAGGCGAACCTCGGTGTCGAACCGAGCCTGATCACGAGCGATGGCTGCAAGCTCACGAGCGTCAGCCCGTTGCTCTGCACGTTGACGCTCTTTGATTCCCATCAAGCCCATCTCAAAGTCGCGCTGCTCACGGCGGAACTCGCGATTGGCTGCCTGCTGTTGACGAGTCAACGCCGACAAGCCGCGTGCAATATCCCCGCGTTGAGTGGCAGTACCAATCACTTCGCCGAGGCCGGCCAGCAATTCAGCCTGCCGCATCTTCTCGAACTCTTCCTTGTTCGGCTGATAGCGGTAGTAACGCTCCAGCATCTCCGGAGTGAATTCATCAGCGCGTTTGCCAGTGACAGCCACTTCCTGCAGAGCCTCGATGCCGGGGCGTCTGGCTACGGTTGGGCGAACCCCATCCTGCGGGGCGACAGGGGTAGCGGCCGGAGTCGCCACAGTGTCTCCCGCTACTGGCACTCCCCGAATCATATCGACCTGTCCGCTAACGATATTCGCAATGCCCGGGATACGAGGGGCAGCGGCAACGGATGTGATGGCGGGAGCCGAAGACGGCGTAGCCACTGGAGTCTCCCCGATAGCAGGGACAGCCTGCCCTTGGAGAGCGGCTAACTCTGCCCGTAGAGCGGAAGTGTCTCTGCCAGCGGCTTCTGCCGCTGCGATCTCTCGCATCAAACCGGCAGGGGATCGCATCCGCCTAGCGGCAGAGGGGAGATTGGATAGGAAAGTTCCGAAACGATAGAGCGGATCATTTGGAACATCTGTTCCAGTCTGCATCCGCTTCACTTCCCCGCCTCCAGCCATGCCTTGAACCGGCATGCCGCCCATGATTCCAGCGGCCTCCGGAGGAGCCATAGGAGCTTCCATAGGCTGACCCATCCCCATGCCAGCCTGAGGCGGCATAGCGGCTGAAATGCCTTGAGGAGCGGCCATAGCCTGATCCCGCATCATCTGTCCTGCAAAGGCGGCTGCCTGCTGCTGAGCGACCGGGGGAGCTGCCTCCTGCTGGGCTGCCATCTGCCGCTCAACCCGCTGGCGATCCTGCTGGCGGCGTTGAATCTCAGCCATGACGAGGTACGGGGGGTAGCCCCGCATCGGCTGTTGGGCTTCTTGCAATAAGGACTGGTCGCTAAAGGACTCCAAGTCCTTCTGTTGGTCAATCAGGCTCATCGATTAGCCCCCTCGAAGTGCGTTGTAAAGCCCAAGCCCAGACAGCCCCGCTCCTAGCGTGGACTGGAACAGGCTCGGCTGCTGCTGGAATGTCGAAACCGTTTGCTGCGGCTGAACCGGAACACCGCGAAGGATGTTGGAGTAGAAGCCCAACTGCCCCTGCGTGTAGCCCAGCTGGTTCAGGAAGTCTTGGTAGCCGACATCGAGCGAGGCTTGGTTCAATGCGCGTTGACGCTGACCCACTGCCTCTTGCTGTCCGAACCGCTCAACGTCTAGGGCCTGCTGGGTTTGTCCCAAATTGCCAAGCGTCTGCGCTGCCGCCAGCTGCTGCTGACGTCCCGCCAAATCCTGCTGCAAGCCGGCCAGTCCAAACTGGTACTGTTGTTGACGGGCTGCCTCACGGGCAGCCTCCTGACGAGCCGCCAACTCAGCAGCAGCCTGTCTTTGTTGCTGATTAAATTGCTGTGCGGAAAGGCCTAGTTGGGCTGCCGTCTGCCGTGCGCCTTCCTGCGCTTGGAAGCCCGATATCCCAATTTGGGACTGAGCCTGCCTCGCACCTTCAGTGGCCTGAAATCCACGCAAGCGGAATTCTTCCGCAGCCTGCCTTGCCGCTTCAGCCTGCTGCTGGGCGGTGAGACCCAGTTCTGCTGCACGCTGTCTTGCCTGCTCACCAGCTTGCTGGGCAGAGAAGTTAAGCTGTGCTTGCTGCTGACGGGCAGACTCTTGAAGCTGGAAGCCTTGCATCTGCGCCTGACGATCACGTTCAAACTGTTGCAGTGCTTGCTCATAAGCGGCGGCACGGCCCTTGGCAGTGACATCGCCCACTTGCTCCAGCACATTGCGTTGCAACTCAGAACGCTCAAGGGCTTCACGATATCCACCGCGACCACCCGCTTGAGCGGCTGCCTGACTGATTCCGGTCCTTGCTCTCTCGGCCCCCTTCTCCAACTCTCGAACAGCGGCGCTAGTGACAGCCTCTTGATACGGCGTCATGTACGCAGCTGCAGCAGCCGGAGTGAACTGGGTTGCAATACCTAACTGGCCAGCCTGATAGCCGGGAGTAAAGGTTCCTGCCGTGTATCCCGAGGTGAAGTCTCTGGCTTGATACTGAGGGGCGTAAGCGCCTGCAGTGTAGAGACTGCCTAGCTGTCCGGCAGTGTAGGTGGAGGCGACATCTGATGGCGTGTACCCAGCCGTGAATGATCCCGGGGTATATCCTTGGGCGTACTCAAAAGCACTTGGGCCTGCTTGCGCTGCTCTGGCAGCAACGCCAGTCGCAGCAGCAATTTGATCTGGTCGAGTTAATGCTCCAATGCCAGCCTGTGCCGCCCTTTCTCCCGCTGTGAAGTCAGCAAGTCTTGCGCCTGTATAGGGCTGATAGCCCTGCAGGCTTTCCGTCTCTGCTCTTTGAAGCAGACGCTCGAAATAAGGGGCGGCGTACTCAGGCAGTGCCTGTTGGTAAACCGTAGTGCTAGTGGGTGCTGTTTCTGCCATGGATATTCCCTCTAATCAAGCAGGCAAGACTTTGGCTGAGTTAATGGGTCGCGCCTGCTTGGTTGACCCAGTTTTATCCTTACGAACCCGGGACATCATCTGCTCAAGTTTATGCCTTCCCGAGTCACTATTCCCATCTCCGAGCATGCTGACCACATCGGCAGGAATGATGAACTCGCCCGGCGATACAGCGACTCGTTCGCTGCTGCCAATGACGCCATCCACCATATCGTCCATGCCGCCAGTGTGGCCTTCCACCATTCCTTCCTTGCGGCTGCCGTTGGCAACAGACTCTAGAGTTTCTTCACGGAGTTTGCGGAAGGCGCGGTTGCCATGCAGATCGATGAACTTCTGAATGACATCATCGGTCTGACCTTCTGGAAGCTGCCCCAAGATGGCAGCCTGCGTCAGCGGGATTAGTTGGCGACTGCCGTCTGTCATCGGAGCGCCAGACTCTTTCATCATGGCTTCTTCTATCTCACCGCCCTCACTGTAGCCTTGGATCATCTCCAAGTAGCCACGAGGTGAGTACGACTTGATGGCGCCACCAATGGCCTTTTGCTGAGTCGTGCCATCATCCGTGCCGCCGGTTCGACCGCCGCCACCACCGCCTCCGGTAGTGCCGCCACCAGTCGTTCCGGGTTGAGTGGTGTCAATTGACGCTGGCGGATTCAAGTTCGAGAAGAACATCCACTCAGGCAAGAACCCATGGCGATAATCAAACGGTGCGCCAACGTACTTGCGGCCAAATCCTTCCGGAATAGTTCCCGTTCCACCAGTGCCGGTATACCCTCCGCCACCACCAGTCGAGCTTGTTCCGGTTCCGCCACCACCACCGGCCAGCGCACCGAGCAACTGAGCAACCGCAGCATCCGTCAAAATATCCTTCGTTTTATCCTTCAACGTATCCAGCAAATCTGGAGTGTTGATCGGAGTTGGGGCAGTTGGCGGCGTAAACGGCGTTGTGGTCGGCACAGTCGGTGTCGGGACGTTCAACTCACCATTTGTTCTTGGGTTAGTCGTTACCGTCACTTGCTCCACTGGGGCCGCCAACTCAACAGCAGTCGGTGGCGGCAGTGTCGGCGTCGGTAAATTAACGTCAGACTTATCCGGACTCGTGGTCACAGTCACCTGATCCAACGGTGTTTGAATAACCGGCGGAGGAGCAGGCGGTGGCACGACAACCGGCACGTCCGGCTTCTGAGGCGGCGTCTGCGGTGTCGTAACAGTGACTTGCTCAACAGGGGCTGCCAACTCAACAGGAGTCGGAGGCGGCTGAACAACAGGCGCATTCACCTCTGCCTTATCAGGCCCTGTCGTAACAGTGACTTGATCCAGCGGAGTCTGGATGACCGGCTGTTCGATTGCGGCTGGCGGCAGATTAACGGGAGCATTCACTTCGCCCTTGTCAGGACCTGTTCTCACCGTCACTTGATCAAGCGGCGGCTGAACAACATCAGGCGGAGGCGCTGGCGGCGGGACAACAACAGGAGCATTGGGCTGCTGCGCTGTTTCCGGACCAGTTCTCACCGTTACTTGGTCAAGCGGAGTCTGCACCACAGGCTGCTCTGGAGCAGGCGGCGGGGTAACAACTACAGGCGCGTTCGGCTGTTGAGCTGTCTCAGGCCCAGTTCTTACTGTTACTTGGTCAAGTGGGGTTTGAACAAGAGGTTCAGCTGGAGGAGTGACAATAGTTGTTACAGGAGCAGACGGCTGCATCGCATCTCTGCCAGTCGTCACCTTCACTTCAGGCTGCGTTGTCTGCTGAGCAGCAACTTGTGCTGCCGCCTGCGTCGTTGCTTGAGCAATGCTGTTGGCTTGATTTACTGCCGACACGATCACCGTGTTGGGATCAGCGACAGTGACGAGTGTATTGTTGACTTGCTCACCGAGTGGCAGATTGTCCAATGCCCAGTTGTTGTAGGCATCTTTGATTCCGCCCAATGCAGTCTCAGCAATAAAGCTAAGACCACCAGCAATCAAGCCGGCCTTCAATGCATCCTCGAAGCTGCCGCCCTGCAAGGCGGAGCCAGATGCCCCAATGATGGCAGAGCCAAGCGCCGTAGTGGCCGCCTTGTTTAATCCTGCAAGGCCAAGCTTCGCACCAATCGAGCTAGAAGCCACTGCATCGCCAAGCGCAAATGGCACACCAGCAAATGCCAGCGCCACTGTGATCAGCGGGATAGTTAGGTTCTGCTTGGTTGACTTCATGCCAACCTGATCAGCTGCCGTGGGATATCCAACGCCACCCGAAGCCTTGAGAGCAGCAATGTCTTTTTGCATCGCCGCGTTCTTGTCTATCGTGTAGATGTAGTCGCCCACTTTCGCGCCGGGGTACAGAAGCGGGATCACCTTATCGACAGGCATTGCTTCGTAATAGGCGCGAATATCATCTTCAGTCATCGGCCCAGCCATCTGGGAGATGTCTGAAGTTCTCATCATATTGGCAGTGAAGATGCCCTGCGTCATTTCGCCGGGGTTGAACTTCTCTATGTATTGCTCGTCGCCAGAGATGGCAAGCTTGAATGCCTTATCGAAATCTTTGGCAGCGAGAGCCTGACGAATATCGTCAAAGCGATTCTTCAGGAAGCTGCTGTATTCATTCATCTGCTCGACGCCCTTCAACTCCTCTGGGGATAGCCCAGCTAAGAAGTTGGCTTCCATCGCGGCAGTGTCTACGTCAGAGTAGAGCGGCTTCATATTGGCAGCGATAGCATCTGCCTCGGCCTGAGTGAGGCCGTAATCAGCCAGTGTTTGTTGCGGCGGCTCTTCCACTGTCGGCTGACCAATCGGCTTGTACACCGTTGCAGAAACATTGGGGTCAACCGAGATCGGCCCGATAGCAAAGTTTCTGGCTACATCAACCTGACCGCCTGTTTTTGGCTGGCTAAGCAATGCGCCTAATTCGTATAGAGCCTGCTCGTTAAAGCCAGTGCTTTGCGGGACATCAGCCCCGGCAACAAAGAAGTTACTAACATCCACCGGAGCAGGCTGAGAATCAGCCGGCGTCACAGGGGGAGTGTAGATCGGCTCTTCAGGAACCGGCGTCAATATGCCGACAGGCTCATCTCTTCTGGGAGAAGGCAGAACTTGCGGAACATTAAGCTCTTGAGATTGGCCAATTTCTTGTGGCGATGCCGGCGGGGGCCGCTCAATTATTTCATCAACTTCATAACGCACTGGCATCACTTCAGGAACAGTGGCGTTATAGATAAGCTCTTCCGGCAGCGGCGTTGTTGCGCGAACCGGAACACTGCCATCATCGCCAGCAAGCGGAACTCCTGGCCCCGCTTCTGGCTGCTGTCCACGGACATCGACCGCCTTATATGTGTCAGGCAGTTGATCGTACGGAGTTCGGATGCCGGTTCCTTCTGGCAAGCGGTTATATGTGCCGTCTGACCACAAGAACCACTCTTCACTCGGGGCGGCGTATTCGTCGATCGGAGTTAACCCGCCAACGCCAACCGGCATAGCATATTCCGGCAGAATTGCATCTCGACCGTATTCATCGAATCCGATGGAGTCAAATGAGAATCCGTCGTACTTACGCTGCACAGTGCCGCCTCGCGCCATTCCCGGTCTGTAGTACGGGTTTGAACTTGGGATGATCTGCGGATATTTAGTCTGCAACTGCTTGCGGCGCTGCGCTTGGCTCGTCAAGAAATTCTGGTACTGCCGGATGTAATCTTCTTCGGCATTGATACGAGCAAGTTCTCCAAGGCCCGTTGTCAATGGCAACAGCACTCCCGGCTTCTGGAGTTGCTCCATGAAATTGTCGAGGCCGCCTTCAGTGGCCACCTTCGCCATCTCAATAGGATTGAACTCAGGCGATTGGAAAGCCTCTGAATATCGTGAACCGAACGTGCCTGTCTCTGGCTTCTTGAAGATGCCGAACTTGTAGCCAGTATCCGCGATAGGCTGCCCAGTTGCAGCATCCACTGCCGCATCTGGAGCCGTGGCGGCAAGATTACGGCCCAGTCTGCCAAGCGATGAACTCACAAGGCCAGACATAATGCCTTTCTCAAGGCTGCCACCACCGATCATAGTTGAGGCAGTCGATGCTAAGAAACTAGATACGCCGGGGGAGAATCCCACTGCTTTGAAGGCCGGCCCAAGGAAAGCAGAGCCTATGAATGGAAGCACATCTCTAAACTTAAATGCCTCCGGCAACCCCGTCATCGGGTTTTCAGTAATGCCGCCCAAGTCGGCAAGGTATTTCACTTCGCTCGGAGCGACGTGCATCAGCATGGTGTCGCCATAGCGACCCTGCTCAGCCAATATCCCGGCAAGTCCTTGCATCGTCTGGTTGGGCATCTTGATTACTCTCTCGAAGTTTCAACGCCGAATATGTTGAAAGCCACATTCGTTGCGCTGGCATAAACCCGAACCCTGTCAGTCTCGTTCAGGGTCATTCCGATGACGACCAGCAGCGTATCTTTCGCGCCGATCACATAGTCGTAGTAGATGTATTGCTTTGTGCTGTCGGCAGCATTAGCCACTGCCACAGAAATGCGGATCGTGACTGGCGAAGAGCCAGTGTTGCAAACCGTAATGCTGCTGATAGTGGCCTGCGCTTCAGCAGGCACAACATACAGGTCTGCTGATGTCGTGGCGGCGGGAGAAGCCTGACCAAGTACTTTGATTGAGTCTGCCATATTAAGGGTCTGTTAAATCCCAGTAAGACATTGCGCCGATTCCATCCCCTGTTCCAGTGATAAGCCTAACTGCCAGCGTGTATATGTCGCTGACGTTTGCTAGGGTTACACCAAGTTGGAGATCGAAGTTGTATGAGGAGATTTCGTTGAATGGCGTTGATGACAACACTCCAGAAGAGGTGTAATCCAGCTTTACAATATCTCCGCCAGCCATTGATGTGGCGGCAGTGTCGAACTCTACGTTCGTAGAGAGACTGCTAAATGAAGCCCCAGTCAATGTCGGGTTTTTAATTAACGCCACTTCGAAATAGTCTGAGGCTGAAGTCGGCATAAATGAGTAGCCGTTCGGGATGACAACAGCGCCGAGGTTGGTGGACTTGAGCTGAATGGAAACCAGCGGGTAAAAAGAAGTCCCGATTCCTGTGGTGGCAGTTGTCTCTCTAGCCCATGTTAATTGAGAGCGTTGCTCGTAACCGCCCTCGCTTGCAACAGAAGAGCATATTTGCTTCATGCTCTTGGTTCCCGATATAGCGCCAGTGTTCGTTATTTCGTAACGAAGCGGCAGTATCGCTGTCTGCATATAGACTTCTGTCAGCGAGTTGGCATTGTTAAATGTGTGAGCCACAATGTATTTGCCATCGATGACGAAACCGCATCGAACCGAGCCAACGCCAAGCCATTCAAAATCCATAAATAGGATTTGCGTCTTGGTTTCATCCAGAGTGACGCCACTAGGACCAGTGCCATCCAGCTTGTCCCCGTTCCAACTGGATTGATTGACAATCCTTGCATCGCTTACAGTGCCGCTCGTATAGGTTCTGACAACGAAAGAGAGAACATCGTCTTTCTGCTGGAAGAAGACGCCGTTGTTTGTATTGAAGTACCCGACCCTTTGGCGCAAGTTGGCTTCACCAGCCGCCATCGTGAAGGTGGCTAGAATCAACAAAGACTTGCCCGGCTGATACGGAAAGACTCGCTTTGTCTGCCTAACAACCTCGTCCCCAGATGCCGACGTCACTTCCATTTTGACGGCTGACTCATTAGAGAGGAACGTGACTGTTCCAGAACCCGATGTGGATTCTGAGAACTGCGGGTCTTTAGCGTATCGGTTCTGGCTGTCAAACAGCGTATAAGGACTAGAAGTCCTTAATCGGCCAAACGCATCTAGCGTCGTGCCGCCGTAGAAAACTTCTTGACTGCCTTTTGGATATACCGAAATCACAGGGCTTCTCCGCCGCTAGCCGATATCGTGCATCCGGTAGCTGACGCCTTCACTTGGATCGTATCGCCAGCATTGAGTATCTGCATCCCGCACCACTGCAGCGTGCTGTAGGCAGGCAGTGAGGCGTTGTAGAGGATGGCGTTGCTGGCACTGGCTGTCCCAGCCGAAGGCACTAGAGACACGTAGACGCCAATAGGAGAGCCTGTCGTGTTGCAGATATCCATGTCCTTGACGTAGGCCCTTGTGGATGCAGGAACCGTATACAGCGTCGTATATGACGTAGTGATGGCTGCCTGCCCGAGCTTAAGGCCTGTAATGTTCTGGAAGGCCATTAGCAGCTCCCCCAGCCGCCAAGCCAAGCACTGACATTGTTCGTTTGCTGCTGAGAGGGATAGAGCGGCAAGAACTGGAAACGCTTCATGGCAAGGCTGCCTACGCTGTCACCTTGGGTCTTGGCTCTGTAAACCTCAGAGCGAAGCTCCTGTATTTCAAGCTCCAGAGTTCTTCGCGTCAACGACTCATTGAATGGGTCATAAAGCGCGGTGGCAACTGGAAGCGTAAGCGGTATGCGGCCAGCCATTACCGTTGACCATCCGATCTGATGTCAAAACGCAGATCGCCTAATCGCCATCCGTACCCAAGGCCAGTACTTTCAACTCTAATAGCGGCCTGACGCATCCTGTTTCTAACGAAAACTTGGTCAGTCGAAGAGCCTACCGTAGAGGTCGATTTCGTATTGAGGTTTTGCAGCGGGTAGTCCTTGCCCTTAATGATCAGGCTTACCATATTCGTACTGGTAGTTCCTCTGAACTTAAAGTCGGGGATAATCCGCGACATAAACATAAACCTCTGACCCGGGTCGAGTTCCAAACTGCCCGATTCAATGTAAGCCGTAAGCGGGCTTCCATCAGCATCATAGCCAATTTCGTGTCTATACAGGTAATTGTTGCCACCGGATTTGCCAGCAGCGATCGGGAAGTTCTTGATGTTGGACTCGTAGTAGGCAGTCCGCTCCATCGTTCCGATGTACCAGAGGTTTTCCTTGTAGTTATAGGTTACATACCGATTGACCTCTGTCGAGTCTGAGGACGGGTAGTACCAAGTAACTTCAGAGAAGCTGGAGTTTGTGGCCGAGAATATCTTATAGGCTTGGTTTATGTTTATGTCTGAAAACACATAAGCCAATACCGTGCAATCCATAGTCTGTACGGCTCCGTTGTACAAGTAAAAGCCGCCTTGATCCATGAAGTAGACAACGCCATTTGCTTCGGAAACTGCCCCCGGCGATAGCGAAGTATAGCTGTCCGAAACAAGCGAAAACGAATACACAAATGGAGAGCCGACATACCTCATGCTGTAAATGCCAGCATCGGTAAAAATCAAAACTTCCTGTTTCGTTTTCTGGGCTGCAACAATGTAGGAGCCTGCGCTTAAGAGTTGTCCGCCGGCATCATTTGTCGATGTTGGAGTCCACACCACCGGGCTATCAGATTTGGACCAGCGAACCAGCAGGGGGTCAATTGAAGTGCTGCCTATTGGATTGCATCCAAACGCCAATACTTGGCCAGCGTTCTCACTAACCATAATTTGCGTTGCTGCAACTGGCGCGTCGGATGCCCCGGATACAGAAGAGAGGTCAACCCCTCTGGTGTTAGTTCCTGCGCTTTCGTCCCAGTAATAAACGCCGCCGCCTCTGACATTGAATATCAGATCGTTTCCGTAGTTATCCTGAGACCACAACCGCAACTGAGACGAGGCAGTGATTGGACTGGATGATCCCCACCCGCCAGAGCCAAACGAGCCTACGCCCCATCCAGTGCTGGAGACATAAATATCAAGGCCGACGTTAATCTGATAGGCGGCAGTTACGGCTGCACCGCCTCCTGATATGGAGCCTGCCGAGCAGCCCGTTGCAACCTGAATAACGTAAGAGTTTGGGTTAACAACTTGAATAACCTGATGCTCTTTATTCAGATCGCCAGCGGGTATGCCGTCGAATCCAACGGCTCCACTAAAAGTCACAAAGTCGTTGATAACGCACCCGTGGTTGTTATCAGACACCGTAACTAAAGTTGAGCCAGCTGCTCCACTGGTAAACGGGTTGTTTACCATCGGGCTTACGGTTTTTCGTATCGGGGTTATGTCGTAATACGCGCTGCCCTGATTAACGTAAAACTTGTACGTAGTTCCAAAGCCTACGTAATCCGTAAACCCATTAGTGGCCCAGTCAAATATGGATCGGCAAGTTCCAAGAAATGAGTTTGGCAAATACTTCTGCCAGCCGCCTATCTTTTCTGGCCTGCCTTGCCGAAATCGAATCTTATCCGAATCGAACCATGAGCCATCAGCGGTGTACTCAGTGCCTTCCTTGTTCACACCAGGCTGAAATTTCGGCTTCGTTAAGGCCATCTATCCTCCAACTAAACTGGTGTTAAAGAAAGACTGCTTCAGCCTTTCGCCTGCGAACTAGGCCGGGCAGTTCTCTGCCGCCAGCCTTAGTCCACCTCATTAACTGAATCTTGGCTCCATCCCAATCGCCAGCGTTAATCTTACGCCGCAATGTGCTAGAGCGGTATCTTGCCACGCCAAGGTTGTAGGCAAAGTCAGCCATCGCTCCAAGAGCTTCTGGATACGCTATTAGCGCAGGAGAAGCCTTGAGAACTCCAGCCAAGTAATTGTTCCGCAGTTCACCAACCAACCACTCCTCTGCTATAGCTTTGGAGATGGGGGCATCTTCCATCGTGACCCGCGTGCCATCAGGCTTCCAGACTGTTCCGTAGCCGATGGTTGGATATCCGGCAGGGCAGATATATGGCTTGCTTCTAAAGCCCTCGAAGTGTCGGCAAAGCTCGGCGGCTATTCCAACAGCCTTACCGAGTTCGCTCATAAACTCTGCCGACAAACCAGAACGACAGGATCATATTGAGTACTGCCATATCGTCTACGCCCCACATGGACGTTAGGACTTGCTTCCAATCCCCGTTCTGCTCTAGGGCAATCAGGAACGCAGCTACCTTGACGGCAGCGTAAGCGAGTACAAACAAGTACGTTACAAACGGGCGAACCAAAGCGGAGATTGCGGCGACCACTTTGCCTGCCGCTTGAGCCGTAGCAGACTGCTCTTTGAACGCCTCACTAATGGCGTCCACCTCAGCCATCGTCATCTGCGCTTCAGTCTGGCGCATGGCAATCTCACCACGCACCTTGGCAAACTCCATCTCGGCTTGCAGCATGGCAAGCTCATGCTTGCGTTCATTCTTTTGGTCAAAGAACTTAAGCGCCTCTGGGGCAAGCCGAAGCAAACCCCCAAAAACGCCGCCGAGAAGGGTTTCCATCATTTGTCTACTTTCTCATCCAACCTGTCAAAAATCTTACCTAACATCGACTTGATGTCATCGATATCACGTTGGTAGTGAGATTGCGTTACATACGTCAAAGGCATGTTGCGGACATCCTTGTCCAGCCGCTCAATGCTGCGAGTGATCTGGTTAAGAGACCATCCGCCAAAAAACGCAGCCACTCCAACTACAATGTTGAATAGGACTTGCATATCCATTTACGGCCTCTCCGACGCCTGCACTTCTGCCGTAAGAACCTCGTCACCACGGGCCTGAGTCAGCAATCCCTTGTCAACGAGCTTTTGAACGCCATCAACAGTGCGTTGATCGACAAGGTTGACGACGCTAACCATGTTAAACGTCTCAACCCAAGCCTGAACCTCAACATCTGTTTTGGCAGCAGTGAGGATTCCAACGTACTCGGCATCAGTCAGCCGAAATCGGAACGCAACTTTAGTGATAAACCTAGGCTCTGGCTTTGGTGGTTGCGTGACCGGAGGTGGCTCTGACGTTAACTCCCAACCGCGTCCATGCCACCTGACATACTCACCCTCACCAGCAACAGGTGGAACCTTTGACGTATAGCCAAGAGGAATGCCATGACCAGTCGGATGGCCAATCGTGTCGCCCAAGTAAGAGTTAGGCAGGATTTTATAAAAAAGCATGTTACTTCCCCTTCATGTAAGCGACGCCTTCTGTATTGTACGTCGTAAGGAAATTTCCATTAACCTGTGTGCCAGTGCTGGTCGTTCCAACCGTGTAAGTGCTTTGCGAGATTGCTGGAACGTAAAAGTACTGCGACGCATCAAAATAATCTGCGTACGCAATAGTCGGGTCTGGCGTATAAGCCATATTTGGGATTGCTGACGCAGTTGGGTAGCGATACCCAACTGCATAAAACGATTTCCCAAGACCAGAGCAAACCCAGTTATAGGTAGAGTAACTACTGCTAGAGTTTAAGTTTCCAAGCTGCTGCGGCAAAGGCTCCCAAGTAATTCCGTCTGTTGACATGCCCAATGTACGGGTTCCAGCGTACACAAAAACCCCGCTGTTTTCGTTATACGCAACACTTTCAATATCCATATTCAGGAAGTTTGCCGACTGAGGGCTTGGCCTATTAACCCAGCTTCTAGCATCGGTTGACGTATAGATGTTTCCATACGTACCAACAACTACCCACTGATTATTTCCGTAAGCAATGTTTTTGTACTGAGTTCCGTTTGTGGAATAGGGTAAGTGATTCCAAACTGAGCCATCTGCGGTTTGATAAATACCGCCAGAAAAGCCCCAATCATTGATGCCAATAAACTTACCGTTAACGGCACTCCAGCCAAACAAACGACCTTGCCCAGATGACGGGAAGTTAACCCCGGATTCATCTGTTCGCGTAATCCACGACTCACCGTTAGTAGATGTGTAAATCTGAATGCCGCCCGGACTGTCAATAAAATGCGCGCCAAATAAATTGTTTCCGCTGTTGAACGCCACGAAGGGAGTGCTATCCGGTAACTGAGTTGCATCTGTAATCGGCGCACAAACAGCCCACGTCACGCCGTCAGTAGACTTCATCACTCTGGTTCTGATGCCAGTAGCAACCCACACGCCATTGCCGTATGCGATGCTATTCATGTCTTGGCTGGGATACGCGCTAGTTGCCAATGTCCAAGTAATGCCATCGGTTGAGTAGATGACTGCGCCATTTGCGCCTACACCAACAATTCGATTGTCAGATGGCCTGACCGCAAGCGCGTTTATCGATACGCCTACTCCGCTTGTTCTTGCGGTCCAAGTCGTACCGTCAGTGGAGGTGCGAATGTTTCCACTTGCTCCTGCAACAATAAACTTGTCCGTGTAAACAGCCGAGAGTATTTGAAAACTTGCGCCAACGGTTTGAGTTGTCCAAGTAACAGCATCCGTTGACTTGGCAATCCAGCCACCACTATTTGCACCGGCAACCCAAACTCCAGCACCATACGTAACGGTGTTGTAGTAAATGTTTAGATTCGCCGATGACGATCTGTTGCTCCAGTATTCTCCATCCGTAGAAGAAAGGATCAGTCCTTGCGGAGAGATATTGTTGTATCCAACGCCAACATAAGTTCCATTAGCGTATGCAAATTGATTGCAATATCTATCGCCGCTATTCCCATTCAACACATCAGGGCCTGACCATGTAAGACCGTCAGTTGATGTTTCTACGCGACCGTACTGATTAAACCCAACAAACTTTCCTTGACCGTATGCTATTTTGATCGGCCCGTTGTACATGGTTCCGGTTACGGTTGACCAAGTTGTACCATTGGTTGAGCGGGCAAAATTTTGGCCGGTTGAAAGTCCACTACTTGTAGCCGCAACAAAAAATCCACCGCCAGCAGCAACTGCGTTTATTGAATATATAGAGCCAAATAACGCCGCATTTGTCCAAGTGATTAAGTTTGTTGAAGTAGCTACCTGTCCGCTATTGGAATCTCCACCAACAATAAAGCGGCCCGAACCAAACGCCGCGCTGATCAAATTGCCGGAGTTGGCGTTAATGGCAAAGTTTTCAAGGTAGTTTACTCCGTTCGTTGTAGAACGACCGGAGTCACCCCAAGTTGCTCCAATAAGTACCTTGTTACTTCCATAAGCACACACGCGAGGTTCGTTTGAAACAACATTGTCCAGAGGACTAAAGGTGTATTCACCGCCAGCGCCATAACAAACCTTGGCTGCCTCTGGATAGTCCGCAATTGGATACAGACCATTCGCTCGGAGCCACACGCTGCCGTCTGCCGCAGTAATTACCGGCTGTGCGTTATAAAGGCCGCCAACAACAACCCGGATTTCGCCAACAGGCGATTCCGACGACTTTGGAAAAAACTGAGTCAGAGTACTCATTTCGCTGCCTCTTCTGGATTAGTAGTCAATGCGTCAATCAGACGGCCTTGAATGCCTGCGTGGTTAAACTCGATCATCGGATCGACCCAAATATCAACGCCGGCTTCTCCGGCTCTTCGACAAAAAACGTAGTCTTCTCCCCAGAACTCACCTTCGTAAACCTCTAAGGCAAACAGCATATATCCGCCTTTGTCTGGGTTACGAGAGTCTTTTGGCTTGTAGTAAGTGTGGGAGAAGTGCCGCTGCATCTTTTCGATTGCACTGCGCTTGAGCAGCATGAAACCAGCCGGTATGTAGCCCATTTTTAACAAGCCAGTTTCCTTGTCCTGTACGATGCTGCCGTTGTCGTTAAAAATCGGTCGAAAATGAAAGCCGCCGCCGACTCTCGCTGGATAACATCCGCCGGAAAACTCTTTATCTGCTTTGAGCAGCCGCAAGACGGCTGCGGGATTCCAGCCCAGGTCAGAATCAAGACAAAGTAGGTAATCCGCATCGCTGTCCATAAATTCCGTAAGGATGCGATTACGATCATGCACTAGGAGGGAGCCGCCGCAAGCTAGACGAATATCAGGTTTATATCCGTTTACGGCTAACGCCATTGCCGTATCCACCAATGCAGTGGCGTAATGGGCGTGGACTTTTCCCTCGTATGCGGGGGTGGCAATCAGGACTTTTTGCATATTAAGTAAACGACCATCCAATAGTTGAGTTGACGTAACGAAGCTGAACAGCAGCGTAAGCCGCATCCAAAATCATATCCTCAGAAATGCTTTGAATTTTCTGTCCATTTCGGGCTACAACATTATCAACTCTACCATTAGCGACCGTCACCCACACCACATCTCCAGCGGTCGGGGACGACGGCAGCGTCAGGGTGGTTGCTGCCGCATTGGTCAGCACGTATTGATTAGACTTAACTGCAGTTTGGCTAGTGCCGCTAACGACGTTTAATTCCGGCAAGCCACCGCCAGCAGGCGCACTAGTCCAAGTGGTTCCATTCGACGTCAGGACATTTCCCGACGTACCGGGAGCCACCATCTGCAAGGCGGAAGTTCCATTACCCAAAAGGACGTTATTCAGCGTCAGGGTGTTGGAGCCAGTTCCGCCATTAGCAACCGACAAGGCGTTAGTCAGCGTCAAGCCGACCGCGCCGACATTTCCAGAGTCATCTACAGTAACAAGGCTGTTTTGGATAACCTTGCCAGTTGTTCCATCAAATCTGGCAATCGCATTGTCTGTCGAGGACGCTGGGCCAGCCACATCTCCGTATGACCCGGAGGCCGTAATCGTGATCGTGCCGGAGCCATTAGTAATGCTAATTCCGGAGCCAGCCGTTAAGGTTGCCTTAGATAGCGTATTGCCAGTACTGTTGCCAATAAGCAACTCGCCGTCTGAAAAACTGCTTTGACCCGTTCCGCCAGAAGCAACGCCAATCGGAGTTGAGGCAGTTAACGACCCAACGCTGATGGCTGTCGCTGCGAAGCTATCAAGAACCTTTGAAACAGCTCCGTTAACAGAGCCTGCTCCATCGGAATAGATAATGGCGCTTTGGCCATTAGCCACAGTGACCGTAGAGCCAGCAGAACCCTGCTTGAATGTAAGAGACTGCCCGCCAGTCGTCGCGTTAACAACAATCCAAACCTTCTGCAAATCGTCAGGGGCAAACGTACAGGTTCGGGTCGCGCTAAGCGTCGTGGAAGTAAACTTGATGACCGCGTGACGAGCATCGCTAGAGACGCCATCTGTCAGCGTTAACGTGAAATTGGAATCGCTCGAAATGTTATAGGTGAGAACGCCAGAGACGGCCTCATCGATAATGTCCGAGAAGTTGTTATTGGTGGTTGAACCCCAAGTTCCGCTTTCATCACCTGTGGCAATCAGTTTGATACCAAGGTTGCTATAAGTTGCCATTCAATTACCCCTACGCAGCAATTTCAGATTAGGTGATTAGGTTGATATATTGACCCAGTTTGGATTCTGGGTAGTGTCAACCAAGCCCCATGATATGTAGTAGCCAACAACGCCTTGGCCTTGAACGCCATTGACATTGACTTTCGCCTTTGCTCTGGCTGTTACGACCCCAACAGCTCCAGTTGCTTGATTCCCGGTTACTGGAACCTTGATGCCAAAGGCAATAGATACATTGCCAATCGCCGGGAATAGCTCTGGGCCGCCAATGACCTCTACGTTTGATGTGCCTGTTACAGATACAGAACCGACTTGGCCGGTAATGAAATTCCCAGTAACAGCCGCAGTCGCGCTGGCAACGGCAACAACAGTCCCCTCAGAAGTTGTCGCTGACAATCCTGTGACGTCAATAATATTGACGCCAATGACGGAAACCGTTCCAACAAACCCAGAGACTTGAACCCCGGCGGGATAAACATTCGCTGTTCCGGTGATGATTTCCTCACCAACGGCAGCGAGGACTGCCTCGCCCGAAACCCCGCTAACGGCGGTTCCATTAACTCCTACAGTTCCTACAAATCCAGTGGCTTGAATCGTAGACCCAGAGGCTACGCCCCACCCTTGATCGCCCCAGCCTACGCCGGAAGCGCCCCAACCTTCAAAAGATACGGTAGCGTCAGCCACGGACGCCGCCTACTTAGGCGATTCGGATGATTGCGTTATTGGCATCAGCCGTCGGGAACTGGATCGTGAAGTCACCAGCCGTAGACGTCTTGTCGCCACCAAACGCTAATACCGCTACTGCCTTGTTGCTTTGGGTGCTGTTGTAGATCAAAGCGCCGTTGGCAGTAATGGTCGCATTTGACCAAGTGGTGTCGGCAAAATCCAAAAACGCCGTCGTTCCCGTTGAAGTCGGAACTTGCGAAACTGTCAGCGTGTTGCCGCCAGCCGAATAGCCGGTTCCGCTAACTTCGTTAGTGGCGGAATAAGCCGTGGATGATGCATCTAAAGACGCGGAAGACGTATAAAGAGCAATCTTAAACGTATCAGCTGCGGTCGAACCGCGAGTAACCGATGTTCCGAAAGCATGGACGCCATTAAGGATTTCCACCTTAAAGCTCGTCACCATTGCTTGAGTAATAGCCATTAGAGTTCTCCTATGATCTTTGCTAAATCACTACGCCCTAACTGAGAAAGCTGCGCACAGATCGTCGTTTGCTTGCTTTCTTGGGCTTCCTTCAAGTACTTGATAAGCACTAACCTGATGTGTTCCTTATAAGCCTTTGCCTGATCAAGGATGGCTGGGTGGCTTTGGTCTCCAACATAAATGATTTTGTCCAAAGCTCTTTCAGCAATCTCTTCTGGCGTAAATCCACGGTTAGTAGTCGTGTAGACGTTCACCGGGCCGATCTGCATTCCACCGTTAAATCCACTCATCCTACTGGTACTCTCGCTTGACCCGAACGATATGCATCTTGACGCTCCATGCCATCGCCAAGTCTCTTGGCAAGCAGCACTGCCTCTTTGTACTTATTCTCGTACTGGGTCATCATGTCGGCATCACCCTTTAAGTAGGTGTAAGCCTCGACCAAGGAGCCGTACAAAAGAACCGTATCGAAATTATCACCAAGCCAGCTTGTTCCGGCAGTAACAATGGACTGCGGATAGAAGAAGTAGTGCAACTCCATCTGATAGACATTGTTAGGCGTTGGCCCAAGGATGAATGTCAGTTCAGTTGCGTTATCAGATCGCGGACCAAATAACGCATAGTAAGCAGGCGTACCTGTTGAAGTCGGAGTCGGATAAGACTCTCGAATGAAATTGACGTCCTTATTCAAAAGGAACTCATAACTGCCATCAGGCAAAATCACCGCCAACGAATACGGCGCAAGAAAATCATCCGGACACGCCAGATACTTATTTCCCGACGTCGTAGAACCCGTCACGTTTTTTCTCAGAGACGGAAACTGAACCGTATTATAGATTCGCTTCTCAGCCTGCTGAACGAATGTCGGGATATTCGCAACAAACGAAGTTTCGTTCGTTTGGCAGTAGTCTTGTATGGCTTGGCTTAATTGACTGTAGTTCATATCACTCTCAATTCGTGGATATGGCAACTGAGCCAACCGCCCCAGCAGCCACTAAGTCATTAGGCGTCAGGCCATTATCCCATGCTCTAGCGCCGCCGACAGGGTTCCATCCCCACTGAATCATTCGGCTACCACCAGCGCCATTAGCGCCGACATTGTAATAGCTCGTATCAGGACGCGGATTTCTAACTGCCTGCGGGTCTTCGACGGGATACATTCCCAAAGATAGCTGCGGCTGATCAGGCTCCCAGCACTCATCGCAAACCAGAATGTTGACATTCTGAGTCTTGATGACAAGTTCCTTTAACTCGCTGAGTTTGTACTGAAACCCGCAGCGATCGCATTCGGCAATCGAATGCTTGCCAGAAGCAAAAGGAGTCGGCATCTATCAGCCCGTCAGGAACTGCTGCCGAGGCACAAAGCGAACTGCCGCCTTCTCTCGATCCTCTCCAGCGGCTAGCTCCCAGCTTTCATCGTACATAGCTTTCAAGGCTACCATCCGATCTGGCGCAATCTTCACTGACATGAAGTAAGCAAGCCCTGCCACTAAACAGGGCAGGAATCGGAATGGGATATCCTGATTCGTAACGCCAGTGCCGGCATCGAGCATACGGCGTAGTCGCCAGTACACAAACGTATAGGTCTGACTGTTGTCAGGGACTGGCCACACCGTAAACGTCGGATATTGCACGACACTAGCGGCATTCGTTTGTCCCGACTTACGATCAATCCAAACTTGAATCGGACGGCCTTGAGCCGTCTTGTTAGGAATGGAGGCAAATGTGCTAACTGAGATTCGAGTGATATCGATGTCAGTTTGGTTCTGCCCAGTGCCAGTGCGGATGACATGCTCAAGCAAGTCCACCGTGTCTACAGGCAGATTGTATGTGGCAGTTCCGGGAGTCAGC